TAAAGATTGAGGGCGATGCCTCCAAACTGATTGATGCCATTGACCAACTCAATAAGCGTGTAGGCGAACTTGAGGGGCAACTCAAGGATGTAAATACGGGCGTAAAGGACTTGGGTAAAACGGGTAACTCCGTTTCAAAGGCCGTAGGTGGAATCGGAACTGCCTTGAAGGGAATTGGTATCGGTATCTTCATTGCAGCCTTTGACCAACTGAAAGAAGTATTCACGGGCAACCAAAAGGTGATGGACATCTTCAACACCTTGCTCAATACCCTTAAAATCCTTTTTAACGACCTTGCAGAAGCGGTACTCCCACCCGTAAGCAAACTCCTAAATAGCATCTTCAGCGACCCCGTTCAGTCTATCAAAGATTTCGGTGGAGCAATTAAGGACTATGTGCTGAACTACTTTGACCAAGTATTCTCCGCATTGGGTCATTTGGGTAAGGCGTTTACAAGTTTCTTCTCGGGAGAGTTTACCCAAGCACTTGAGGAAGTAAAACTTGCTGGTGCTGATATGGTTGATGCCATCGTAGGCGTTGAGGAAGGTGGTATTGAAGCGGTAAAGAATGTTGCAAAGACGGCTCTTGAATACGCCAAAGGTCTACCCAACCAAATCAAGGAAGCCGTTAATTCGGCTCAAGCACTTGTAGAGTTGGAGAAGGCTGCCCAACTCGCAGCCGTACAACGCCAAAAGATTCAGTTGGAATACCAACGGAGCGCAGAGGTATTGCGCCAACTGCGTGATGATGAAACAAAGAGCATTGACGAGCGTATCAAGGCCAATGCTGACCTCCTTGCCTTGCTGGAAGAACAAACCGCAAAGGAGCGTGAGCAGATTGAAATTCAAGTAGCATTCGCCCGAGCAGAATACGAGAAGAACAAGACAACGGAGAACCTCGTAGCCCTACGCCAAGCGGAACTTGAATTGATTGACCTCTCGGAACGACTGGAGGGACAACGCTCCGAAGCCCTAACAAATCAAAACTCTTTGATGCGTGAGCAGTTGGATATTCAACGCTCCGCAACGGAAGCAGCAAACGAGGCTTTTGAAACACAAGAACAAGCCCGTCTTGATGCGGAAACTGCTCGTAGAACGGCAGATGCTGAACTCATCATAAACGAGGAGCAGAAAGCACAAAGATTATACGAGATTGAGCGTGATAGAATCAACAAGCAAGAGGCTCTAAACGAACAACTCAACGCCAACCGCCTACTTCTCGTAGAGGAGGAACTTGCTCGTCTTGAAGAACAAGGGCAAACGGAAACGGCATACTATCAAGATTTGGCAAATCAAAAACTCCAAATTGATGCCGACTACAATGCCAACAAAGAAGCCCTTGATGCTGAACGAGTAGCAAATGAAAGGTCAAACGACCTTCGTATCGTTGAGAATCGTAGAGCCTTGCAAGAGGCATCTTTTCAAATTGCATCTCAAAGCCTTGAGGCCATCAGCGCATTGCAACAAGCGTTTGCAAAAGAAGCAGCCGATGGGGATGAGGCAGCAAAGCGCAGACAGTTTGAGATTCAAAAGAAACTATCATTGGCATCGGCTATTGTAAGTGGTATTGAATCCGTACAAAACGCATTTAAGTCGGCTGCTGCTTCGCCCATCACCGCATTGCTTCCAGCCTACCCCGCTATTCAAGCCACCCTTGCTGGGGCTTTTGCTGCTGCTCAAGTTGCAGCCATCGGGCGTAGTCAATTTGAATCAACACAAATAAGCACGGGTGGTGCATCAACCGCAACGGCTACTTCCATCTCTCCTTCATTTAATGTAGTGGGACAAAGTGGAATCAACCAACTTGCCGAGAGTATCGGTCAACAAAATAGACAACCCGTGAGAGCGTATGTCGTAGGAAGCGATGTAACTTCATCACAAGAATTAGAACGCAAACGAATCAAAACCGCAACATTCGGATGAACATAATTGAATTAGTCCTTGATGAGATGCAAGAGATGATGGGAATCCAAGCCATCAGCATCGTTGAGAACCCCGCTATTGAGGAGGACTTTATCGCATTAAATGCACAAAAGGTAGAGTTCGCTACACAAAACCAAGAGAAGCGAATCCTAATGGGTGCTGCCCTTATTCCCAACAAACCCATTTACCGCAAGGCGGGTGAGGAGGAGTTTTATGTGTACTTCTCAAAGGACACTATCCGCAAGGCAAGTGAACTATTCTTCCAAAACGGCAACCAAAACAAATCAACGCTTGAACACAACGCTGAACTGAATGGCCTATCTGCCGTTGAGTCTTGGATTGTTGAGGATGAAGTAAAGGACAAATCTCGCCTCTATGGTATGGAGATGCCCATCGGAACTTGGATGGTGTCAATGAAGGTCAACAATGATGACATTTGGGAGAACTATGTCAAGACTGGAAAGGTCAAAGGATTCTCTATTGAGGGCTACTTCGTTGACAAGGTGAACTTCAACAAGCAAGAGATGGAAGTGTTGGAGGAGCAAGAAGCCGAACTCATCCTATCCCAAATAAATGCCGTCATCAAAAAGGATGGTCGCAGAAAGGCGGGAAAGCACATAGAGATGGAATCATACTCGGACTATCCCGACGCGGTGAGAAACAATGCCAAAAGAGGTATTGAACTCAACAAAAAGGAAAACAACAAATGCGCTACCCCCGTAGGGAAGGTACGCGCCCAACAACTCGCACAAGGCAAACCAATCAGCGTAGAGACAATCAAGCGTATGCACTCGTATCTCTCACGGGCAGAAGAATACTACGATGAGGGCGATTCAAAGGCTTGTGGTACTATCTCCTATCTTTTGTGGGGTGGTCTTGCTGGTAAGCGTTGGGCAGAAAGCAAACTCAAAGAACTCGGACAATTATGAAAGGCGATGTAGTAATACCTTCACGCACCTCACCCAAAGGCTCAAAGCGTGGTTGCTTGTGCAAAGACAAGAATACCTATTCTCGTAAATGTTGTGATGGCTCCCTATGGGCGCAAGGCATCGGACCAACAACGGGAAACAACTAAAAATGTAAATTCTTTTTTTAAATCAATTATTTAGATAGTTATGAAAGCAACTGAAGTATTAAAGCGCATTATGACAGAATTGTCCTCCGTTAAAGAGGAGACAGTTGAGGTCAAGTTTGAGCAAATGACTTTGGAGAACGGAACTGTTCTTGAAGCAGAGGCGTTTGAAGCGGGTAATGAGGTATTCATCGTTAATGAAGAAGACCGCATTGCAGTTCCCGTTGGAGAGTACACAATGGCTGATGGTCGTGTTTTGTATGTTACCGAAGAAGGTCTCATCGCAGAAATCAAGACCGCAGAAGCCGAAGCCGAAGAAGAAGCCGTAGAGGTGGAAGTTGAGGCTTCAGAGGAAACCCCCGAAGTTGTTGAAGAAGCATTGGCCGAAGAAATGCCAATGGAAGACAAAATCAAGGAGATTGTAATGCCTATGGTTGAAGAAATCAAGGCTGAACTTTCTGCTATTCGTGAAGAAATGGGTGCTTACAAAGAGAAGATGAGTGCCGTAGAGGAGGAGAACGCTAACTTGAAAACCGAGTTGTCCTCACAATCTGCTGCTAAACCTATCAAGCACAATCCCGAAACTGCTCCTAAATCAGAAGTCAAGTTGGCAAATCGCCGTCCCCAAACTTCTTTTGACCGAGTGTTAGCAAAAATGAATAAATAAAAAACCACAATAGAAAATGGCCACGACCACTTCAATCACTACTACTTACGCTGGCGAATTTGCGGGTAAGTACATCGCTGCTGCTCTTTTGAGCGCAGACACCCTTGACAAAGGTCTTGTTGAAATCAAGCCTAATGTCAAATTCAAGGAGGTTATCAAGAAAGTTGCTACTGGCGACTTGGTTGCTAACGCTTCTTGCGACTTTTCTGCATCTTCGTCTTTGACTTTGACGGAGCGCATCTTGCAACCAGAAGAATTCCAAGTGAACTTGCAGTTGTGCAAGAAGGACTTCCGCTCCGACTGGGAAGCCGTACAAATGGGCTACTCTGTTTATGACAATCTCCCCGCTTCTTTTAGCGATTTCTTGATTGGTCATATCGCTGCTAAAGTTGCTCAAAAGACCGAGCAGACTATTTGGGGTGGTGTTAACGCTACTGCTGGAGAGTTTGACGGCTTCGTTACTTTGATGACTGCTGACGGTGATGTAAACGATGTTACTGGTACAACCGTTACTGCTGCGAATGTTATTGAGGAGTTGGGCAAGGTTGCTGATGCTATCCCCAACGCTCTTTACGGCAAGGAAGACTTGACCATCTATGTTCCCCAAAATGTTGCTCGTGCTTATGTTCGCGCTTTGGGTGGATTCGGAACAAGCGGTCTTGGTGCCAATGGTATGGACAACAAAGGAACTATGTGGTACGGTCAAGGCGATTTGTTCTTTGACGGAATCCGTGTTGCTATGGTAAGCGGTCTTGCCTCCAACAAGATGGTTGCTGCTCAATCTTCTAACTTGTACTTCGGTACTGGTTTGTTGAGCGACCACAACGAAGTTAAGTTGTTGGATATGGGCGATTTGGACGGAAGCCAAAATGTACGCGTCATTATGCGCTACACGGCTGGTGTTCAGTATGGTATCGGTTCTGACATCGTATTGTACTCTTAATTAACCGAAATTGACTAACCCAAAGGAGGGCTTGGGGAACACCCTCGCTCTCCTTTTTTATTTCAAATAACTATGGCTTGTGATATTCTAACAACTGGACGAGCAGTTGCTTGTCAAAAATCGGTAGGTGGTCTTGTTGCTGCTTACTTCATTGACTACGGAGACTTGGGTGCTATCACCTATGATGTTACCGACACTGATGTGATTGACACATTTGGTGGTTCGCCCGATGCGTACAAGTACGACTTGCGTGAGCAATCTTCTTTTGAGCAATCTTTCGTTGGCTCGGTTGATAACGGCACCATCTATATGGAGCAAACCTTGAACTTGTCTTTCACCAAACTTGACAAGGAGTCAAACAAGGAATTGAAGTTGATGGCCTATGGCCGTCCTCACGTTATCGTTGAAGACCAAAACGGAAACTTGTTCGTTATGGGATTGGTCAATGGTGCAGAGGTAACTGCTGGAACTATCGTAACTGGTGCTGCTATGGGCGATATGAGCGGTTATACCTTAACTTTGTCTGCGAAGGAGAAGGTTCCCGCTAATTTCATTGCATCGGCTGCTACGCCATCTGCTGCTTTGACTGCTGCTGGTGTTGCCGTAAGTGCAACGCAAATCAATCCTTAAGGTGTGTTGAACGGGAGGGGGCTTATGCCCCCTTCTAACCTTTTACCAAAATGAACAAAGAACAATCCGTATATAACAAACTGCATAAGTTTAGCAAGACACAAGAGCCTATCAAAGTTGAACTTGGAATGGTTCAAGAAGCGGTAGATGCTGCAAATCAATTATTAGAAATTGCTGAAGAACTTGGTGGAACAAAGCGTTCTTTAAAAGCCGATATGCGTCGCATTGACGGTTATGTTCAAGACGGAAAGCAGTACCAAAAATATGCCGAAGCCCTAAAGCGTGATATACGCTCCGCAAACAAGAATCTCGGAATATCCGACTCTGAAACGCCCGTATTGAAGTTTTTAGATGATGCTCTTGGTGCTTGGCAAAGTTCACTTGATATGAAAATATAATAATGAAACACGAACAATCTGTATACAATAAACTCCACAAGTTCTCCGCTAAAGAAGAACCGATGAAGGTGGAGTTTGCGATTGCTGATGATTTATCAAAAATAGCATCAGACCTTGACTCATTGTCTTCATCATTTTTAGATGCAGTACAAGATATTGAGAAGTTGGAAGCGGAGTATAAGCAATTCCTTCAAGTTCAAAAAGCGGTTGTAAGCCTTGCTAAAAACGCAAATAAATCAATTAGTGCTGAAGCCAAATACTTTGATAAAGTATACAAGGTAGCCGAATTACTTGCAAAATATGAGGATATGGCTAAACGCTTGGGAGTTAACCCAAAGGAATCAGCAGAATATAATAAAGCCAATGCTGCTTGGGAGCAAGGAAAAAAACGCCAAACGGGTTATGGTGGCGATTTAGGTAGCCGTCTTAACGAAATCAAAAGAGGATTAGGAATTTAAAAACAAATCCCAAACAATCAAGAAGCCACCTTCGGGTGGCTTTCTTTTTGGAATAAACTTTCACTTTGAGGTTATTTAGGTACGATGCACATTTTACAACCCGTAGGAACATCACAAACCATTACCATCATTCCGAGAGATTATGTGTTCTCATCGGAGGATTTGGATTTGTACTTTGAACGAGTGTTGCTTGATGGTGGAACGCTGGAAGCCGAAGCGTGTGTACGCCAAGCGTTGAACGACCTTGATGGGGTTAATTTGTACCTCACCAACGAGAATACAAACACCACCGCTACCATCAACCCATCCATCACCGAATCTAACGGCTTTATGAGCCTCTCTGCGACCTTTTCTTTGGTCGGTGGGACATTCTATGGTATGAAGATTTTTAAAGGCTCTAATCTCATTTATCGTGATAGAGTTTTCGTAACTTCACAAACGGAATATGACAAGTTCACGGTGAACCAAAATGTCTACACGGAGGAGCAATCCTACAACAACGAATTTATTGTGTTATGAGCAACATCCGATTTGTAAACCTATCCAATTATACTACTCCCGAAGTCAAAGAATATCGGGACAAGGATTGGGTTGCCTATGGTGAATCAAACAATTACTTCCAATATCTTATTGACCGATACAACGGAAGCGCAACAAACAACGCCATCATCAACGGCATCTCCGAACTCATCTACGGAAAGGGATTGGATGCTACGGATTCCTCACGGAAGCCCGAAGCCTACGCTCAAATGAAGTCCTTGTTCTCAAAGGATTGTTTGCGCAAGGTAACGGCAGACCTCAAGATGATGGGTCAATGTGCCTTCCAAGTCATCTACTCCAAAGACCACACCCGTGTAACGGAGGTATTCCATATGCCCGTTGAGAGCCTACGAGCCGAGAAATGTAATGAGGAGGGAGATATTGAGGCCTACTACTACGCAAAGGATTGGAGTGCCGTAAAAGACAAGAAAGAAACCCCTATGCGTATTCCAGCCTTTGGATATAGCCAAGAGGGTATTGAGATTCTATACATCCGCCCCTATCGTGCGGGATTCTACTACTATTCACCCGTTGACTATCAAGGAGGCCTACAATATGCCGAGTTGGAGGAGGAAGTAGCAAACTACCACCTCAACAACATCAAGAACGGAATGAGTCCTTCTATGTTGATTAACTTCAACAACGGAGTTCCAACGGAGGAGGAGCGTTATATGATTGAGAGCCGTATCGGTGAGAAGTTTAGCGGTACGAGCAATGCGGGTAAGTTCATCCTTGCCTTCAATGACAACAAGGAGATGTCTGCTACGATTGAACCCGTACAACTATCCGATGCTTCCGACCAATACCAATTCTTGGCCGATGAGGCAATGCGTAAGTTGATGGTTGCTCACCGTGTTACTTCCCCGATGCTTTTGGGTATTAAAGACCAAAGCGGACTGGGCAACAATGCCGATGAGTTGAAGACGGCTTCTACCCTATTTGACAACACTATCATTCGCCCCTTCCAAGAGATGATTTTGGATGGTGTGGATAAGATTCTTGCCTTTAACGATATTTCACTCAACTTGTACTTCAAGACCCTTCAGCCTTTAGAGTTCCAAGAGGATGTGGTTGTAGACCAAGAAACACAAGAAGAAGAAACGGGCGTTAAGTTGAGCGCAGAACCTACGGATGAATACTTTGACAATGCCTTTAGTGAGTTGGAGGCTCTCGGTGAGGTTATTGATGAATCCGAATGGGAATTGGTAGAGGAAGCCCCCGTAGATTACGAGGCAGAGGCGCAGATGGAGAAATTCTTTGCTTTCGCTTCTACGGGGACTGCTTTCCCCAATGCCAAGTCAACACAAGACGGAGTAACGCCCGAAGGCCGTCCCTACAAGGTGCGCTATGGCTATGCCCCCGAACAAGCGGGAGACAACTCACGAGAGTTCTGCAAGAAGATGGTATCAGCGAAGAAGGTTTACCGCAAGGAGGATATTCTTTCAATGTCCACAAAGGCCGTTAATGCTGGATTCGGAGTAGGAGGAGCGGACACCTATGACATTTGGTTGTATAAGGGAGGCGCACGATGCCATCACTTCTGGATGCGTAAGGTGTTTATGGCTAAAGAGGGAGCAAAGAGCGTAGATGCAAAATCTCCCAATGCAGAGGTAGGCGTGAATAAGGCAAAGAGAGCGGGAGCGGAACTGGAAGTCAATGACAAGAAGGTAGCCACTCGTCCCGTTGATATGCCCAATGAAGGATTTGTAAACCCACGATAAGAGATGGCAACGGCTTTATTTATCAAGCGAGAAGACCTTGTGCGCAGCACCGCACTTGGAGGTAATGTAGATACCGATAAGTTCATTCAATGGATTAAGGTGGCTCAAGAGATTCATATCCAAAACTACTTGGGTACGGATTTGTACAATAAGATTTCAGCCGACATCATTGCGGGGACTCTTACTGGAAACTACCTCTCATTGGTAAACACCTACATCCAACCTATGCTCATCCATTTTGCGATGATGGAGTATCTTCCCTTTGCAGCCTATACGATTGCCAACGGAGGAGTCTACAAGCACAATAGCGAAAACTCAACAAGTGTAGAAAAGGGTGAGGTTGACTTCTTGGTAGAGAAGGAACGCAAGATAGCGGAATACTACACCCAACGGTTTGTGGACTATATGTCTTTCAACCAAGATTTGTTCCCCGAGTACAACTCAAACACTAACAATGACATCTACCCCGACAAAGACATCCAAAGGAGCGGTTGGGTTCTCTAAACGGACTTACAAACCGAAGATGCAAAATATCCGCAAACTAAAGTTATTTCTAAAGGAAGAAGCAAAAAATGAGTAATCTTATCTCTTGGGGAACTGTCTATTGTGAGACTTGGTGGGGCGATACTGACCGCACTACCTTGTCTATTCAGAATGATAGCGTACCCCCTTGCTTCGCACCTATCAATGATATTGCTATTGCGTTTCAAGAGCGTGTTGAGGCTGATGGAGGCGTATTAGAGGGCTACGATTGTTTGGTGGCTGCTCTGCAAGATTTGGGAGAGGATAACTATTACGAACTATTTGACACCTATATCCAACGGATGACTGATGATGGGGCTACGCTTGAAGGCCGAGACTGCCTTGTTGAACAATTATTTAATTTGAACTGATGAGTTATTTTGATGATGCCTCACTCGTAATGATTCCGAGTGGCTATAAAGACCAAAAAGTATATAGTGTCAAACCGATTGATGGTTCGGGCGATTTGACATTCAGCCGAGCCTCTAACGCGACCCGTGTCAATAGTTCGGGTTTGGTGGAGAAAGTTCGCACAAACGAGGCCTTGTATAGCGAGGATTTTACAAATGCTTACTGGCTCAAAACTAATGTAACAATAACGGGAAATAGTGTAGCCAACCCGTTAGATGGATTAGTTACTGCGGACACATTTACCCCAACAAATACAAGTGCAACAAACCGCATTCGTTCTGCTTCTATTAGCCTTGCTTCTGCTGGTTTTTCAATATATGTAAAGTCAAACGGATATTCTAAAGTTGGGATTCGTGAGGATATTACTACGGGAAACTGGGCATCTTATGACCTTGCGACTGGAACTGTTTTAGATTCAAGCGGAGTTATTTCGCCAACAATTACCGCCCTTGCAAACGGATGGTACCGAATTTCTCTTGGAGTCACCGCAACGCCCGTAGGTATGGGCGTTTGGGTTCTTGACCCCACATATACAAGTGGCGCATTTTCTACAAGTAACTGGACGGCAGACGGAACGAGTAGTATCTATATTTATGGAGCGCAAATAGAGGCAGGCGACATCGCTACCGACTACATCCCCACCACCACCTCTGCTCGTAGCACCTTCGCGGGTATTACTGTTGATGGCACGAGTGTTCCGAATGTACCGCGTTTGGACTATTCG